GAAAGGTATGAAAGGTGAAAAACTGTGCGAATTTAAAATGGGTTTAACTGAGAACTTGGAGCCATGCGGGTTTTTTGATAAAGATGTTTGGTTTCGTGGTGTGTCAGACTTAACTATATTGGATAGAGAATCAGGTGTAGCTAAAGTTATAGATTACAAGACAGGTAAATCTGCTAAGTACGCAGATAAAGGTCAGCTTGAACTCATGGCATTGGCTACGTTCAAGTATTTTCCAGAGGTAAAAACTGTTAAAGGTGGTTTACTATTTGTTGTATGTAAAGCGTTTATAAAAGATACATACACTATAAACAGGGAATCAGAACTTTGGCAGAAATGGTTAGGGGAGTACGGCAAAATGGAACAAGCCTATAAAGCAGACGTATGGAACCCGCGCCCTACGGGGCTATGCCGTGCCCACTGTATTGTATTGGAATGTCCACATAACGGGAGAAAATAATGGCTTACAAGAACCCTAAAGATAGACCCAAACAAGTTAACAAACCTGTCGGAAGCGCAGCATTTAAAGCCCGTATGGAAAGGCAAAAGGCGAGACGTGCAGTAGATGCTACTGGCAGAGATGCTAATAAGAACGGGAAGGCTGACAAGCGGGAAGGTAAAGATGTTAGCCACAATAAAGCGTTGAGTCGAGGTGGTAGCAACAAAGACGGAATTAGAATTGAAAGTTCTAGCAAAAATCGTGCTCGTAATTTTAAGAATACAGCCAAGAAAGGTGGACGTATTACTAAGACTACAGTAAAAAAACGAGGCAAGTAATGAGGGTAGTAGACAATAGAGGATTACTGCTTAAAGTCCGTAACCCCAATAAAATAACTACAGCTATTCCTAACAGTAAAGATTTAGGGCGCAATAATGTATTAGTTAAATGGGGCATAGACGAGTCACGAGTTCTAAAAAACCTAAACATAAAGAATGTCCCTTCCCCAATTATGGGCAAGTACCAGTGGACGGGCAAACATAAACCTTTTGACCACCAGAAAGTTACGTCTTCTTTTTTAACCATGAACCGTAGGGCTTTTTGTTTTAACGAGCAAGGAACAGGCAAGACGGCTAGTGCGATTTGGGCTTCAGATTTTTTAATGAAAGAAGGTTTATTAAAACGTGTTCTTATAATATGCCCATTGTCTATTATGGATTCAGCATGGAGAGCCGACTTGTTTAAGTTTGCTATGCACCGAACCGTGGATATTGCACATGGAGCTAAAGCTAAACGCGAAAACATTATCAACAACGGAGCTGAATATGTCATCATAAACTATGATGGGGTAGAGATAGTCAAAGATGTTATCGCTAATGGTGGGTTTGATTTGATTATTGCCGACGAAGCTACCCACTATAAAAATGCTCAGTCCAGACGTTGGAAGGTACTCAACTCTTTGCTTAAACCTGACACATGGTTATGGATGATGACGGGAACCCCCGCTGCTCAATCCCCGTTAGATGGTTACGGATTAGCTAAACTTGTTAACCCTAAAAAAGTTCCTATGTTTTTTGGGGCTTTTCGTGAGTTAGTTATGTACAAGCTCACACAGTTTAAATGGGTTCCAAAACCCACTGCCACTACAGTAGTGTTTAATGCGTTACAACCCGCAATACGATTTACTAAGGATCAATGTCTTGATTTGCCTGAAATGACTTACACGCACAGGGAAGTAGCACTCACAGCACAACAAAAGAAATATTACAAAATTCTTAAGAGTCAAATGGTTGCAGTAGCTGACGGAGAACAAATTACAGCGGCGAATGCAGCAGTCAACATGAACAAGTTATTGCAGCTATCTTGTGGGGCAGTGTATACCGATTCAGGAGAGACAATAGAGTTTGACATAAAAAATAGGTACAAAGTTTTAAAAGAAGTTATTAGCGAGTCTAGCCAAAAGGTATTGGTGTTTGTCCCCTTTAAGCATGTTATTGATTTGCTTACAGAAAAATTAAAAATCGATGGAGTTACTACTGCTGTTATTCGCGGAGATGTGAGCGCACATAACCGGACGAGAATATTTGATGAATTCCAGACTACCGATACTCCTCAAGTGTTGATTATTCAACCACAAGCTGCGGCACATGGGGTAACTCTCACTGCTGCTAACACTATCGTATGGTGGGGGCCAACATCTTCTTTGGAGACATACGCACAAGCCAACGCACGGGTTCACAGGTCAGGTCAAACTCACCCCTGTACCGTGGTACAGCTACAAGGCTCACCAGTGGAGAAAGCAGTCTACAAGATGCTAGACAACAGAATTAATGTGCATACAAAAATGATAGATTTATATGAAGAAGTACTTGAAAGTTAGAAATAAAGCACTATAATGCAACATACGATATAAAATACAACTAAACACAATCATTGGGGAAGATAATTGTGAATAATACTACTGATGCCGTTAGTGTAGATAGACTTGTCTCTGTGTATATTAAAATACGTGACCAGAAAGCTGCGGTTGCGACAAAACTAAAAGAGGAAGAAGCTGCCTTAAATGATAAGTTAGAGATTGTTAAGTCAGCTTTGTTAGAACATTGTAAGGAAAACAATGTGGAATCTGTGCGTACCAGCATGGGTACGTTCTTCCGACAAGTGCGGAATAGATACTGGACTTCTGATTGGGAGTCTATGAATTCTTTCATCAAGGAAAATGATGCTGTTGATCTACTAGAAAAAAGATTACACCAAGGTAATATGCGTCAATTCTTGGAGGAGAACCCCGACAAACTTCCACCGGGTTTAAATGTGGATAGTGCTTACACAATTACCGTGAGGAGAAGTAAGAAAAATGACTGATAAGTATTTACCAATAGAGGATTTAGCTAATCACTTATCCGTAACCGTAAGTACTATACGGCAATGGGTAAAACAGGGGCACATACCTACTGATTGTTATATTAAAGTTGGCGCAAAAACTTACCGCTTTGATGTTCCTTCTGTGGTTGAAGCTCTTAAGAAAGGCAACCAATCCGAGGTCGAATCTGACGGTACACTAGAAGAAAGTTTTAGTGTGGCAGAAGGTGGTTTTAGTTTTGATGATGAATAAAGGTGCAGACTTTGGTGGAAGACAATTCAAAAGTACGTATTCAAAATTTATTATCTCGTATACAAAAAATAGAACCCAAAGAAGTTCCTGTGCCTGTGTTTAATGGAAATAAAATAAGTTTAAGAAATGCTATGTTTTCATTTAGTGTGGGGTCAGATGAATTATTATCAGACGTTTCTAATCATGCCTCCACAAAAGGGCCAATAGAAGTTATTATAATTAAATCTGCCCACATATCTCGTTCCTATTTTGAGAAACAATATGACGAAGATAAACCTTCCAAACCTATGTGTTGGTCGGATGATACGCGCACCGGCAGACCTTCTAGTCATGTTAGTGACGAAGCTAGGCAAGCAATCAATTGCTTTGAGTGTGTGTGGAACGTTAGAGGTTCAGGAAAAGGTGAGAGCAGAGGTTGCCGTTTCCATCAACGCATTGCAGTAATGGTATTAACAAACGGAAGCGTAATTGATACTAACCTATACCAATTACAGTTACCCGCAACTAGTGTATTTGGAGACAACCCTCAAAAGATGTCTATGCAAGCTTACGCAAAACATTTGAATTCTTTTAAGACTCCTCTTGCAGCGGTGGTTACTGAAATTTATTTTGACAAGAGCAGTTCAGTTTCTAAGCTTTTGTTTAAACCCAAACGTGCAATCACAGAAGATGAATATTTATTAGCTGTTGCTGCACAACAAGACTCAAAGGCTGATAAGGTTTTATCTAGTTCTTTGGATGTACAATCCCCTTTTACATCTGTAGAAGGTTTTATTTTTAAATAATTTTGACAGGAGAAAACAATGTCAGACACAAACTCTTACGTAATTAAAAACGTAGATGCGCTATACCCGAAAATAAATCAAACTTACAAGTTTGATCGCAACGCAGGGGCTAATGGTAAAAGTGTTCCATGTGATCCCAGTTTAGATGGGGCTGCTTATTCTTTAAACTTTAAGATGACACAACAGCAAGCCAAAGAATTGTATAAAGCTATGAATGATTCATTTTTAAATGCAGATAGGCGTACAGCTAAATGGGCAGATAAACTACAAATGCCCTTCCACAAAGAAGAAACAGAAGGGGATGTATGGGTAGGAAAAACTACTCTTAAGGGGGCTTACAATAAGCAACTTACTACGCGTCCAAAGCAATTTGATTCTAAGAATACTGCGTTGCCTGAAGACTTTTTGTTGACATCAAACAGTACGGTGAACATAAGCGTACAGCTTGTGCCGTATGGCCCTAGTGATAGATCAGAGGGTGGGGGAGTTTCTTTGCGTTTACGCGCAGTGCAAGTTATTAAATATATCCCTATGGCTGATCGTTCCCCATTTGATGTAGTCGATGATGGTTTTGATGGCGGCAGTACAACAGATAGTAAAGAGACACCTGCGGAAGAACTTTTCCCTGTTGAGGATACGCCTCCTCCCAAACCACAAGCAGTAAGTGATGATGTTTTTGATGAGCCGAAAGTTAAAAAGACAAATACTAAAGCTGATCCAAAACCCAAAAATGATGATGATCTTGGTGCATTACTAGACGAATTTGATGACTAAATACTTATGGATACTCAAAACTTTCTTAGCAAAGTTCTGAGTGATGATGGGTTTTATTGTGTAGTAGGTTTTAAAGACGGTAAACCAAGTCAGAAGTTTTTTAGCACATTAGATTCAGTTATGGCTTCAGCGTCTACGTTTGAACGCAGTGGTCACGATGTGTTTTTTGCTTTAGGTACTTTTGTTACAGAAGGTAGGCGTAACGCCAGTAATGTTAAGTACCTTAAAGCATTTTTTCTTGACTTAGATTGCGGTGATGGGAAAGGTTATCCTACTAAAGATGAAGCCATAGTTTCGCTTAGAGCTTTTCGTAAACATTACAATTTACCTTTTTGGACACGTGTTGTTAGTTCAGGTTCAGGGCTACAT